CGGATGGCTATTGGAAAGTTACTAAGGGATTTCCTATGCACCAAGATAAGGGTATGAGCGTACATCTTCTAGCAGAACATATTTTACAGGAGAAAGCATTAATGAAAGAAAAGAAAAAAGCCGTACCAAACAAAAAAAAGAAGAAACCATATGTCAAATATAAAGGAGATTAATGTGAGTGATTTAAAACCATTCTTAGTTAGGTTGACACCTATGAGTGTTGATCTGTTATCCAAAGCAGCAAAGGAACAAGAAAAAACAAAAGCAGGTATTATTAACGAGGCAATCAAATCATATTTAGGAAAAGATATACATAGCCGATTAAACAAGCTATGAATGAAGTGCGCTTAGAGTTACCTTACCCACCAACAGTCAATACTTATTGGAGGGCAAATGGTCATAGAAGGTATATAAGTCCAGCTGGGGTAAAGTTTACACAAGAGGTATCGCTTATTGTAAAATCTAAAAAACCGAAACCTTTTGGCGATAAACCTGTAGCGATAAGCGTAATGATTCATCCTAGGTCAAGAAGAAAGTTTGACTTAGACAATACTCTAAAAGCTATTTTAGATGCACTAATGAAAGCTGGCATGTATGATGATGACAGTCAGATCGAATATATCGAGATAGCTAGAGGGGAAGCAGTAAAAAAAGGTGCGGCTGTAATACATTTATGTCATTACAAACCAAACCCTTATAACAATTATTTTAAATTAGGAGAAGAACATGGCTCAAGATTATGAAGTTAAACCAGGACAAGGATCAGTTTGGCCGAACGACCGCAAATCAGAAGATTGGCATGCAGATTGGAGAGGGAAGATATTATTACCTAATGGAACTGAACACTACATCGATGTATGGGATAATGAAAAGGGTGGCAAAACTTGGCGTGGGATCAAGATTGGTAATCCTGTTCAAAACAAAGATGAGGGGGGGACACCATCAAATAAGAACCAAGCTAGTGCGCCTCAAACTGTAGATGACATGGAGGATGATTTACCTTTCTAATGGCTGAAACTAAAAACAAAAGCAAACCCATACCTAGTTTATCCGGGTATGGTGGTGTGCGAACGCTGCAAAAAAATTTGGAGAAAAGCACGACACTTGCTGCAAACAGAGAGGCTGTTGCGTACAGCCTTCTTTGTATGGCAAACACAAAGATAACCGATGTAATGGAATGGGATGACGATGGTAATGTCAAAGTAAGAGCTAGTAAGGATATTCCTGAACACGCATTGCAAAGCATAAAATCTATAAAAATTGATCGAGATGGTATGATAGCTATAGAGTTTTGGGATAAAGTACAAACATTACGCTTACTTGCAAAAGCAAGTGGCTTATTAGATAACCCAGACGATTCCGATAAACCAAGTGTTATCGGTATTAATGTTAAAGCACCACAAGTAACTGACGTTGATTAGGAGAGAACTATGGATATGAAACAAGTCATTGACCAATTACGGGAAGAGTTTAATATGGCGCATCTTAATAACACTAGAGTTATGGAAATTATAGATACGCTATACCAAGAGAACCAAGAACTCAAACGTATGATGACAATGAAGTTCAAAGACATAGACGATGAGCAATAAAAAAGTTCGCAGTAATAGGGAGCTTAATGGTCCGGGCATAGACCTAGACTTTAGTAGCGCTAGAACTACTTCCGATTTTCTTCAAAGCAATGCTTTTGTGCGTGGACTCATGGGGCCAGTAGGATCGGGTAAATCATATGCCTGTGCTGCTGAAATCATGATGCGTGCTGTTCGTCAAAAACCATCACCTGCGGATGGAGTCCGTTATACAAGATTTGTTATTGTCAGGAACTCTTACCCTGAGTTAAAAACTACTACCATTAAAACATGGCAGGAATTGTTTCCTGAAAACACTTTTGGTCCGATGCTATATACACCTCCTATTACACATCACATACGCCTACCCTCCAGAGGCGATGCCGCAGGCATAGATTGTGAAGTGATTTTTTTAGCGTTGGACCAACCTAAAGATGTACGAAAACTTTTATCACTTGAACTTACAGGAGCATGGGTTAATGAAGCTAGAGAATTACCTAAGGCAGTTATTGATGGTCTTACTCATAGGGTGGGTAGGTATCCTACTAAGCGTGATGGCGGTCCTACATGGCATGGAGTCTGGATGGACACTAACCCAATGGATGACGACCACTGGTGGTACAGATTGTCAGAAAAAGAAAAATTGTCAGGAAAGTTTGCTTGGAAGTTTTTTAAACAACCCGGTGGTGTGGTCGAAGTCCAGCCAGAAGATTTACCTGATAACCCAGAAGCCAACGACCACATTTTCTCAGGAGGAAGATGGTGGACAATAAATAGAACAGCAGAAAACGTATCTAATTTACCAAGTGGTTACTACATGCAAATGCTTGGTGGTAAAAATTTAGATTGGATACGTTGTTACGCAGAAGGTAAATATACTTATGTACAAGAAGGCAGACCTGTATGGCCTGAATACAACGACCAAATGATGAGTGGTGAAGTAGATTACGATCCTCAACTACCTATACAAGTAGGTCTTGACTTTGGTTTAACGCCAGCCGCAGCTATAGGGCAAAGACTTAACAATGGTAGATGGGTAGTCTTGCATGAGATAGTTACCGAAGATATGGGATTAGAACGATTTGGTAATCAGTTACTAGCCGAACTAAATGCACGTTATCCCAAAGCACAAGTGATGATATGGGGTGATCCTGCTGGTATGCAACGAGATGCAATCTATGAAGTAACGGCATTTGATTATTTAAGAACCCTAGGCTTGCGAGCGCAACCTACGGCATCTAACAATTTTAAAGTAAGGCGAGAAGGTGCAGCTGCTCCGATGCAACGACTAATTAATGGTAAACCTGGTTTAATTATAAATACATCCTGTAAGATGATAAGAAAGTCACTAGCTGGTGGGTATCATTTTAAACGGATAGCAGTAGGTGCAGGACATGAACGATTTAAAGATAGTCCTAATAAAAATGAACACTCACATATTGGCGATGCTTTTGGTTATCTTATGCTAGGTGGTGGTGAACATAAGAGGATGACTAAAAATAGTTTAGCTGCAAATACGATGATTGTACAGACTGTTGCTACGGCAGAGTTTGATGTATTTAAGTAAAACTGTAGAAATATTAAAAGTCATGCCTGAAGTAAAAAAAACGTACTTCTTGCCATTTCATGTCGATCATACTACGAACTTTCAAGGTATTATAGATTATGACACTAAATCGATTACGCTTGAAGATAGAATCCGTTATTTGGACTTCCAGTCTAGGAGCGGTCCTGCTATTACTGCATTTGTTGACAATATTCCTGTTGCTGTGTTTGGGTGCGTTATCTTGTGGAATGGTGTTGGTGAAGCGTGGTCTGTCTTTTCAAAGAAAGCTAGACGATATCCAATAGCTATGACGAAAGGTGCATTTGCATTTTTTGATAGCTGTGAGATATTATTTAGTTTACATCGATTACAAATAACATTAAACTCTAACGATAAACGTGCTGTAGCGTGGGCGCATTATTTAGGTTTTAAATCTGAAGGTCTAATGAAACAATACAGTGCAGATAAAGACGATACATTTATGATGAGGAGAACTTAATGGGTGGATTACTAGGTGGAGGAAAGCCTGATACATCAGCAGCAGAAGAATCACTAAGGCTACAAAGAGAACAAACAGCAGCTGCTACTAAAAAAGCAGAAGAAGATAAACGAAGTGCAGCAGAAGATATGGCTGCTAAAAAGCGTTTATTAGCTCGTGGTGGCAAGCGTTCATTGTTATCAGAAGGTCGTTTAACTCCAGAAACAGGATTAGACGATGATGAATACAAAACAACCCTAGGCTAAATTATGGCATTAGATTATGGCATGGCATTAGCAAGAGGCTTAATTGCTCCACAAAAAGAATTGCAAGCAGAAGTAAAAGAACTTGCGGGCGATCAATTCAAGTCAGAAGAGTGGTGGAATAAACAGCTTGATCGACAGATTAAAGAGGGTATGCGTAAATACGAAACAGCTACTGAATATAAAACAAAGTCAGGTAGTTTTGTATTAGGTAAGCGTGCAATAAGAAGTGCAGGCATGTATCCCGGTAGTCGAATGGAAACATTTTATGATGCTCCTAAGGATGCAATAATTACTGGATATACTGGTGATTTTTATACAGGTCGAAAGCCAACATATGAAACAAGAAAAACAAGAGTTGTAGGCAAAGGAAGAGAAAATTTAACATCTGCACAATTAAAAGCAATAGAAAATCAAGCAAAAGAAACAGGAGCAAAAGCTAAAAAAGAAGCGGCAAAATCTAAAAAAGGAAAACGTGCTGCAAGAGGTAGTAGTGGTTTGATGGGTAGATCATCAACAAAAGATGTAGGATTAGCAGCAGGATTACCATCACTTGGCAGTTTAGGTCTTGGTATTGGAGAAACTAAATTAGGATAAACATGGCAGATAAAAAAACAATTATTGAAAAATTTAAAAAACAAGGTGTTAAGTTTAATAAAGCAGGTAAACCTACAAACATGGAAAAAATTTATAAAACAAACCCAGAGCTTCATGGGGAATTGATTGAGAATTTTTATTCTACTAAAGGAACAATGGATGATTTTAATTTAAGAAAATTTCTTGGCAATGCTTTTAAAAAGGACAAAAAATAATGTTAGATAATTATGGCGGCATGAAGAAAAAAGCTAAAAAAGTAATGAAAAAGAAAAAAGGCGATTTAAACAAAGACGGCAAAATGAGTGCTTATGAAACTAAAAGGTCTAATGCAATTCAGAAAAACATGAAAAAAAGGATGGCGTAATGGGTAAAGGATTATATGCAAACATAAATGCAAGAAAAAAAGCAGGTACTAGCAGATCTAAAAAAGATTCTACTATATCAGATAAGGCATATAAAAATATGTTAGCT